TATGGCCAAGTGAGATTCAATCAAAAGATGTAAACGATATGATAATGTCAGGGTTGACAAAAGCAGAAGTTTCTGATATTATACATAACAACACTTATTCAAAATTATCCGCATTAACAAAATTAAACGAATATAAGAAAGTATAGGAGAAGCAATGGCTGAAAATATCAATGTAATAAAAAGAGGTGAACGAGGTAAAGAGCTATTGAACATTGAAAAAATCCACGAGATGGTAGAATATGCTTGTGAGGGTATAACAGGTGTATCATCATCACAAGTTGAGATGTCAAGTGGTTTACAATTTTATGATAACATTACTACAAATGATATTCAACAAATTTTAATTAAGTCAGCTGCTGATCTTATTTCTTTAGATACTCCTAACTATCAATATGTTGCGGCAAGATTACTTTTATATTCATTAAGAAAACAAGTCTTTGGTAGACTATGGGACCATCCACATATTTACGAACACGTTAAGAAAGCAATTGACAAAAAGATTTACGATCCAGAACTATTAGAAAAATATCAAAAGAAAGATTTTGATAGAATGGAGAACTGGTTAAACCACGAAAGAGATTATACATTTACATACGCTGGTTTAAGACAAGTGATTGACAAGTATTTGGTACAGGACAGAAGTAGTGGTGAAATATTTGAAACACCACAGTTTATGTATATGATGATTTCTGCATCTGTCTTTATGAACTATCCAAAAGAAAAGAGAATGACTTATGTTAAAAAATATTATGATGCGATTTCGCAATTCAAAATCAATATTCCTACGCCAGTTATGGCGGGTGTTAGAACTCCTCTCAAACAGTATGCAAGTTGTGTTTTGGTTGATACTGATGATACTTTACCTAGCATTTTTTCTAGTGATATGGCTATCGGACGTTATGTTGCGCAGCGTGCTGGGATTGGTATTAACGCTGGTAGAATACGTGGTATCAATGCAAGGATACGAGGGGGTGAAGTACAACACACAGGCGTTATTCCCTTCCTTAAAAAATTTGAGGCAACAGTTAAGTGCTGCACTCAAAATGGAGTTAGGGGCGGTAGTGCTACTGTTCACTTCCCTATTTGGCACCAAGAAATAGAAGACATCATTGTTCTTAAAAATAATAAAGGTAGTGAAGATAATAGAGTTAGAAAATTAGATTACTCAATCCAATTATCAAAGTTGTTTTATGAAAGATTTATACAAGAACAAGACATAACTTTATTTTCACCACACGAAGTACCTGAACTATATGAAGCATGGGGTACGCCAGAGTTTGACGAACTTTATGAAAAGGCAGAAAGAAAATTATCTATTAAGAAAAAGAAAGTAAATGCACAAGAACTATTTTTTGACATACTAAAAGAAAGAGCAGAAACTGGTCGTATCTATATTATGAATATAGATCATTGTAACACTCACTCATCATTTAAAGATTTAGTTAGAATGTCAAATCTATGCCAAGAGATTACTTTACCAACTGATCCAATACAACACATAGATGGTGAAGGTGAAATTGCTTTATGTATTCTATCTGCGATTAATGTAGGTACAATAGACAAAAGAGATGAATTAGAAGAACTATGCGAGATTGCTGTTAGAGGATTAGATGAAATCATAGATCATCAACAATATCCAGTAAGAGCAGCAGAAATATCTACAAAGGCAAGAAGAAGTTTAGGTATAGGTTATATCGGTCTTGCTCACTATCTTGCGAAAAAAGGTTACTCATACGAACAAAAGATGGGTTGGAAACAAGTAGATAAGTTAACAGAAGCATTTCAATATTATCTATTAAAAGCAAGTAATCAAGTTGCAAAAGAAAAAGGTAAATGTGAATACTTTGATAGAACAAAATATTCTGATGGTATCTTACCAATAGACACTTACAAGAAAGAGGTAGACGAGGTTGTAACCAGAAATCTAACTTATGATTGGGAGTGGTTAAGGAAAGAAATTAAAGAGCATGGATTAAGACATAGCACACTCTCTGCTCAAATGCCATCTGAATCATCTAGTGTGGTCTCAAATGCTACTAACGGCATTGAGCCACCTAGAGATTATTTAAGTGTAAAGAAATCTAAAAAAGGTCCACTAAAACAAGTTGTACCAGACTATAAGAAGTTAAAGAATAACTATACACTTTTATGGGATATGAAATCAAATGAAGGATATATAAATGTAGTTGCTGTAATGCAGAAGTATTTTGACCAAGCGATAAGCGGTAACTGGTCATATAATCCTGAACACTTTGATGAAAACCAAGTGCCAATATCACAAATGGCACAAGACTTATTGACGACATATCGACTAGGTTGGAAGACTTCATACTATCAAAATACATACGATGCGAAAAAAGATATTGACGAACCAGCGCATCCAGTAGGTTTTGTTGATAATGTACCTGAAGATAAACCTGAAGAAGATATTGAGGATCCAGAAAACTGTGATTCTTGTACAATATAACCGACTACTAAATAGACACAGAGATGAAAAATAGTTTACAAATACACAAACATTTAATACTTCGAGCTGAAGTTAATAACCCACCTAAAGATGTGGAAAAATTAACACAATGGTTTAAAGAGTTTATTGAATCAATCAATATGAAAATTATGATGGGTCCTTATGTTGCCTATTGTGATAAACCAGGTAATAGAGGTATTACAGCAATAAGCGTTATAGAAACAAGTCATATTGCTATGCACGTTTGGGACGAACCTGTACCAGCGATGATGCAATTAGATGTTTATAGTTGTGCTGAGTTTAATCCATATCTTATCGCTGAAAAGTTAAAAAAAGATTTTGATGTGACTAAACTAGATTACAAATTTTTAAATAGAGAAACAGGTTTAAAACCAATAAGATTAAATAGAGAGTATATTTCTTAATGAGAAGTGTTTTTAATAAAAGTAAAGATGTTAGTTTCTTAAAACAACCAATGTTTTTTGGTGAAGACTTGGCTGTACAAAGATATGATACAATGAAATATCCTATCTTTGATAAACTAACTCAACAACAATTAGGTTACTTTTGGAGACCTGAAGAAGTATCTTTACAAAAAGATAGAAACGATTACGCAGAATTAAGACAAGAACAAAAAAGTATCTTTACATCTAATCTAAAGTATCAAACAATGTTAGATAGTGTACAAGGTCGTGGTCCTTGTCTAGCATTCTTACCATTTTGTTCATTACCAGAACTAGAAGGTTGTATTGTTACTTGGGACTTTATGGAAACAATTCATAGTAGAAGTTATACATACATTATTAAAAACTTATATTCTGATCCATCAGAAGTCTTTGATACAATTATTAAAGATGAAAAGATTGAAAAGAGAGCTAATTCAGTTACTCAATGTTATGATGATTTAATCGCAATAGGTCATAGATGGCATTTAGATTCAACTAAAGTTGATGAGTATGAGTTAAAGAAAAAATTATGGAAAGCTTTAGTTACAGTAAATATATTAGAAGGATTAAGATTCTATGTTTCTTTCGCTTGTTCATTTGCGTTTGGTGAATTAAAACTATTAGAGGGTTCAGCGAAGATAATATCTTTTATCGCAAGAGATGAAAGTCAACACTTAGCAGTATCTCAAAGAATTATAAACAATTATAGAGATATTGAGAGAGATAAAGTAATGGATAAAGTTATAAAAGATACAGAACAAGAAGTATATAAGATGTATGATGAAGCTGTACAAGAAGAAAAGAGATGGGCGACATACTTGTTTAGTCAAGGTTCAATGATAGGATTATCAGAAAAGTTATTACATCAATTCGTAGAGTATATGGCGAATAGAAGAATGAAAGCAATAGGTTTAAAACCAACTTACGATCAGAAAACAAATCCACTTCCTTGGGTCGATCATTGGTTGAATAGTAGATCAACACAAAATGCTCCACAAGAAACAGAAATAGAAAGTTATGTTATTGGTGGAATCAAACAAGATGTTAAAAAAGACCAATTCAAAAAATTCAAACTATAATGATTGAGAAAAGACAAAAAACTTGCTCTAGTTGCGAAACTAAATATACTGTAGAATGGGATATAGACATACAGGATTTAGAACCTTTGACTTGTCCTTTTTGTGGACACGAAGTAGAGGAACTAGAAGATGAAGAAGAAGTTTGGTCAAACGAACAACCAGAATCCGAAGACGATAGTTGGAATTGATTATAGTTTAACAAGTCCAGCAATTTGTATTACTGAAGATTTTATTTTTGAAAATAGTAAATTTTTTTACTTAACAAATAAGAAAAAATATCTAGGTAAGATGATGAATAATATTATTGGATTTGAACATAGAGAATATAATACTCCCATTGAAAGGTTTAGTCAGATTTCTGATTGGGCTTTTGAAATCCTAAAAGACACAATTCACACAGAACAAAGAGTTTACATAGAAGGCTATTCCTTTGGATCAAAAGGACAAGCAGTATTTCAAATTGCTGAAAACTGTGGTATCTTAAAATATAGATTACAGGAGTTTGGTATACATTATGACACAGTTGTACCAAGTGTAGTTAAAAAAGGTGCAACTGGTAAAGGTAATGCTGATAAAGATTTTATGTATGAAAGCTTTTGTAAAGATACAAACACAAATTTAAAAAAAGTATTTGATGTAGAGAAAATAGGTAATCCTATATCAGATATAGTTGATAGCTATTATATAGCAAAAGTTGGTTATGAAAATTCAAACAATCACTAGTTGGAATAATAAGTTATATAAAGAATACGCTCATAGATTTGAGAAAACATATAACTGGCCATTTGATTTAGTTGTCTATAATGAAGACAAAGATATGTTTGATAAGATACCTGATCTCAAAAAATTCATAGATAGAAATAAACATAGAGAAATCGAATCTTTTAAAAAAGATGGTGTAAGATTTTCTTATAAAGTTTATGCATACACACACGCCATAGAAAATGCTTCAAAAGACATAGATGGTTTAATTTGTATAGATGCTGATAGTGTATTTTATAAACCTATAGATATAGATTGGATTAAACAACACATACACAAAGATGATTGTATGATGAGTTATCTAGGTCGTGGAAGTAATTATAGTGAATGTGGTTTCTTATATTTTAATATGCAACACGATCAAACAAGAAACTATGCTCGTTATATGAAAAAGATGTATGATTTTGATGAGATATATAATTTAAGTGAATACCACGATAGTTATGTTTGGGACTATGTAAGAAAAGTATTTGAAGAAGATATGAAAGTAAAGAATAATAATATTGGTGATAATCGTGGAGGACACGTACAAGCCAGATCCGTTCTAGGTCCAGTTTACGACCATACCAAAGGACGTAGAAAAATAAACGGTCGCAGTCCAGAGGCAGTAGTATGATTAATATATTCATAGGTTACGATAGTAAAGAAAAGATAGCATATCACACGTTATCACAAAGTATTTTAAGACAATCAACACGACCAGTATCCATTACACCTCTTTATCTACCAAATATAAAATATGAGTTTAGTAGAGAAAGAAGTAAGATTGAATCTACAGAATTTTCTTTTAGTAGATTTATTGTTCCACACTTAATGAACTATAAAGGTTGGGCGTTGTTTATGGATTGTGATATGTTAATGAAAACTGATATATCTAAACTATGGGCGTTAAGAGATGATAGATATGCAGTACAAGTTTGTAAACACGATTATATTCCAAAAGAAAAAACAAAATTTTTAGGACAAGTACAAACAGTTTATCCTAAAAAGAATTGGTCTAGTTTTATGTTAATGAATTGTAAGAAGTGTACTGAATTGACGCCAGATTATGTAAACACAACAACAGGTTCTCAATTACATCAATTTAAATGGTTAGATGACGAAAACCTTATAGGTAGTTTACCATTAGAATGGAATTGGTTAGTAGGCGAATATGAATATAAAGAAGATGTAAATAACGTACACTATACAAAAGGTGGACCTTATTTCAAAGAATATGAGGATTGTGATTATGCATCTGATTGGTTCAATGAATATACTAGTATGGTTAAAATAGAATTAGGATAATGAAAACGTTAAACATCTATTTGAGAACTACAAGTGGAACTAAAGTTGATAAACTATTACCGTTTGGAAAAGGCGCAGAAAAACACGGAGTAAAAGTTAATTACATAGAAGACAATTCTTTTTCGCCATCAGATTATAGTTTTATCTTTGCTTACAAATCAGATGATATTATTTCAAAAAGTCATATTTTAAGACAAGAGATTGTTAATCAAAAAATAGATAAACAAATATTCTTTTTAGATAGTAACGTTTTAGGTTATTATGAAAAAGAAAAAGATATACAGAATGTATATCGTAGATACCCATATAGATCAATACACTCACACGAAGCGGATTTCTTACCAGTAGATGAAACTTCTTTTAAAAGAACTGATAAAGTAAAAAAAGAATTAGGTTTAAATATAAAAGATTGGCGCAAAAACGGTGAACACATATTACTATGTTTAAATAGAGGAACTGGTGGATTTTCATCTTTTGGAACAGGTTGTTATGAATGGGCAAGAGAAGTTATACAAAGATTAAGATTATACACAGATAGAAAAATTATCATTAGATCGCATAAACACTTTGTTATAACAGAAAAGTTAAGAGAAGATCAGAAGAATTTAGATTGGATATTAAGTAATATAAAAAACGTAGAACATACATCAATAGAAAAATCAAATCTATTAGATGATTTAAAAAATGCTTGGGCGTGTGTAGCATATACAAGTACAGCTGGTGCTGTTGCTTTGATGGAAGGCATTCCTGTGTTTGTAACTCACCCAGCTTGTTTTTATAGAATGTATGGCTCTGGTGATTTAGGACAAATAGAAAATCCAAAGATACCAAATAGGGATATGTTTATGACTTATTATACAAACTCA